TATTTAGTAGAAGTAAAAAAAAAGAGAGATACTAGATCTAATAATCAAAATAGATATTATTGGAAATGCATAGTACAGGAACTAGCAGATTCTCTAGGATATTTCCCTGATGAGATGCATACTATTCTCAGGAGTAAATTTTTATCTGAGTATGAGATGCTAGAAATTAATAATAGAAAAATAGGAATTAATAAAATAGGATCTACTTCAGATCTAAATACTAAAGCTTTTGAAGTCTATGCTGATCAGATCAGAATATGGGCCTTAACTGAATTAGGGATCAGATTATTAATACCTAATGAATATGAATAAAAAATAATTTTAAAATGAGTAAAGCTAAAATTTATATTTTTGCAAAGAATAAGCAAAAGAAAAGAAAAGGAATTCATAGTAAAAATAAAAGTAAAACTAAAGGAGGGCCTCAATATGTTAAGCCTTATAGAGGGCAGGGCAGATAAGATATGGAATATAGATGTAATAAATGTAAAGATAAAAGAGTACTGAGAAAATCTACTACTATATATAGGGAGGGAAAATGGGTAGCTAAAGAAGCTTACTGCAAAAAATGTGAATGCTATATGATCGTAAAGCCTGAGAAAGGCTTTCCTGAATTAATTAGGACTGAGCCTTCTTTAAAGAATTGAATATGGGTAGAGGTAGAAAAAAAATTCCTACAAAAATAAAAGAATTACAGGGTACTATAAAAGCAGAAAGAGTATTAGATAATGAGATGACTGCATCTCTAGTATCTAAAATTCCTGCTCCTCCTACTTGGCTATCAGAGATAGGGAGATCTGAATGGGTAAAAGTATGCTTAGAATTATTTAATAAGCAGATGCTTCATCAGATAGATCTAAGGATATTAGAAGCATATTGTAATGCTATTTCTCTGCATATTGAAACTGAGATTCATCTTAGAGAAAATGGAAGGATTCAGGAATTTAAGAATCCTGATGGAACTATAAAACATACTCAGGCAGTACCTCATCAGAAAATAGCTAATGATGCTTTAGATAGAGCTTTAAAAATTGCTACTCAGTTTGGCTTTACTCCATCAGCTAGATCCTCAATTAATCAGCCTACTTTAATTCAGAATAATAATGAATATAATTTCTTTGAATAATGAGTAAAAAGAATAAGTATTATTTTGATCAGGAAGCTGCAGATAGAGCAGTAGCTTTTATAGAAACTCATATAAGGCACTGCAAAGGAGATCTAGCAGGGCAAAAATTTAAGCTAGAAAGGTGGCAGCGAAAAAAATTAATAGAGCCTATTTTTGGAATGAAGCATAAAGATACAGGGCTTAGAAAGTATAGGAGTGTATATTGCGAAATTCCTAGAAAGAATGGTAAGAGTACTCTAGGAGCTGCAGTAGCTATATATATGCTTTTTGCAGATTCTGAATTAGGCTCTGAGGTGTTTAGTTGTGCAGGAGATAAAAATCAGGCCTCTATTATATTTGATCTAGCAAAGAGAATGATTCAGCTAGATCCTTTACTAAGCTCTAAAGCTAAAGTATTTAGAAACTCAATAACATTTCCTCATAAAGGAAATACTTATAGAGTACTTTCCTCTGATGCATCTTTGCAGCATGGGCATAATCCTAATGCTATTTTATTTGATGAGCTACATACTCAAAAGAATAGAGAGCTTTATGAAGTAATGCAAACAGGAACAGGATCTAGATCTCAGCCTCTGCTCTTTACTATGACTACTGCAGGAGCTAGCAAAACTGATGGGAATATTTGTTGGGAGGTACATTCTTATTCTGAGAAAGTAAAAAAAGGGATTATAATTGATAATTCTCATCTATCAGTAATATATGCAGCAGAGGATGATGATGATATACAAGATCCTGAAACTTGGAAAAAAGCTAATCCTAATTTAGGAGTATCAGTATCTGAGGAATATCTTAAAGCAGAAGCTAAGAGAGCATCTGAGCTCCCTAGTTATGAGAATACTTTTAAAAGATTGCACTTAAATATGTGGACTACTAATGTAACTAAGTGGATCTCAGATAGTGTATGGATGGAAAATTATGAGGAAATAGATCTAGAAATATTGAAAGGGAAAAAATGTTGGGGAGGATTAGATCTAGCTAGTACTATGGATCTCAGCTCACTTGTACTCTTTTTTCCTATGGAGGATCAGAAAGATGTAGTACTTTCTTTTTTTTGGTGTCCTGAGGAATCAGCAGATCTAAGAGGTAGAAAATATAAGCTTCCTTATGATGAATGGATTAATGATGGATATATTAAAGCTACTGCAGGGAATGTTCAAGATTATGCTTTTATAAGAAAAGATATAAATGATATAATTAAAGATTATGATCTGCAGTCTATTGCTTTTGATAGATGGAATAGCTCTCAGCTAGTAATTCAATTATCTCAGGATGATGGAATACCTATGAGCCAATTTGGGCAGGGATATAGGAGTATGAGTGCTCCTACTAAAGAACTTGAAAAGATGGTATTAAAAAAAGAAATTAATCATCTTAAAAATCCTGTACTGAGGTGGATGTGTGAAAATGTAAGCCTGCAAACAGATGCATCCGATAATATAAAAATAAGTAAAAAAAGGAGTACTGAGAAAGTAGATGGGATGGTATCTTTAGTAATGAGTATAGGAGAGATGCTTACTGATGAATCAGATGGAGATTCAGTATATGATGAAAGAGGATTATTAACTTTTTAATATAAATTAATGGATATAGAAATTTTAGCTTTATTAAGCCCTGCAGGATTTGAAAAAAGATTTCATCAATTTTGCAAAATTAGCAAAACTTATGAGGATGCTTATGAATTAACTGAGGAGGAATATGAAAAAAACTTTAAAAAAAGGAGATATGCTTCTTATGATTCTTTTAGGGTTACTAAAAATAGAAAGAATAGAAACAAAGTTACATCTTAGATCCTTTTTACTTTCGTATTATTGAAGGCACTAATCAGAGAATTTTATGGGCCTACTAGATACTATTAGAAGTATATTTAAAGGGAAAGAGAAAAGAAATGGATTTTATGAGGCTATGTCCTCAGTAAATGGAAATAATGCAGGAGTAGCAGTATCTGATGAAACTGCTTTAAATTTTACTGCAGTATGGGCTGCTATAAGAATACTATCTGAATCAGTTGCTCAGCTTCCTCTTTCTATATATGAATCAGATAAGCTAGGTAATAAAAGTCAGGCCTATAATCATCAGCTCTATAATTTAATTCATAGGAAGCCTAATGATAATATGACTACTTACACTTTTATTCAGAAGTGTATGCTAGATCTATTACTTAGAGGAAATTCTTTTGTATATATTAATAGAAATAGATCAGGCAGGCCTACTGAGCTACTTCCTTTAGATGTTACTAAAGTAAAATTAGTAGAAAATGATGGAGCTATATATTATGAGCTTCAGGAAGGAGGAGTAGTAGATAGCTATGATATACTTCATTTCAAAGTAATGAGCAGAGATGGGCTTATAGGTATGAGCCCTATAGATGTAGGAGCTTCTGCTATTGGATATGGAATAGCTTTAGAAAGATATGGAAATTCTTTCTTTTCTAATGGAGCAAAAGTATCAGGCATACTTTCTACTGATAGGCATCTATCAGATGAGGCTATCAATAGATTAAGAGTATCCTTTAAAGAGAATTATTCTAGTATTAAAGATGCTAATAAAACTATGGTACTAGAGGAAGGGCTACAATTTAAGCAGATTAGCCTTTCAAATGAAGCCTCTCAATTCCTAAAAAGCAGGGAATTTTCTATAAGTGAGATCTGTAGATTATTCAATTTGCCTCCTCACTTATTAAGAGATCTTACAAAATCTAGCTTTAATAATATATCAGAGCAAAGTAGAGAATTTGTGCAGTATTCTTTAATGCCTTATATAGTAATGATGGAATCTGAGATGAATTGCAAGCTTTTTAGATCTACTGAAGTTGGAAAGATTACTACTAAATTTGTAGTAAATGCTCTGCTCAGAGGTACTCCTAAAGATAGATCTGAATATTATAGAACTATGCTAAATATAGGAGCTATGAGTATTGATGAGATAAGACAATATGAGGAGCTGCCTACTATAGAAGGAGGAGAAAATCACTTTATGCAGTTGAATATGAGTACTTTAGATAATATAATTAAAGGAGGTACTTTAATGAATAATGATACTGATGCCGATTCCTAAGCCTAATATAGCAGAATCTAAAGAGGAATTTTTAGATAGATGTATGATAGATCCTACTATGGTAGCAGAGTATGATGAAAAGCAGAGATTTGCTATATGTGAATCTCAATTAGAAAGAAATATAAAAATAGTATCAGGATCTCCATGCTCAGGAAAGAATACATATATAGAAAGAAATAAAAAAGAAGGAGATATAGTATGGGATTTTGATAAAATACATTCTGCTTTAACAGGATCAGAATCTCATAATCATATAGAGAAAGTTAGAAAATATGTTTTTTCTATGAGAAAACAATTTTATTCAGATATAAAAAATGAAAAGGAGATAAGAGTATGGATCATAAATTCATCTCCTTTAAAAGAAGTAAGGCAAAACTTAGCAAAAGAATTAAATGCTGAAATTATATTTTTAAGTAGATCTAAAGATGAATGCTTAGAAGTTGCTAAAAATGAAAGGCCTAAAGAATGGGAAGGATATATAAATTCTTATTTTGAAAGATTAGAAACTCCTACTGATGAGGAGGAAATTAAAATAATAGAAGTAAATACTATGGAAAATATTAAAAAGAGGCATATACTAGAAATTAAAGAGGATGAAAAAACAATTACTCTCGTTTATTCTAAAGATCCTGATGCAGTTACTGAAGCCGAATCTGAGGAAGTGGTGGAGGTGGATGAAGTACAGGAGGAGGAGATAGATAGAGATCATATAGAAGGGCATGTATCAGATGAGGAGGAAATTTTAGAGGAAATAGATGAGGAGGTAGAGGATGAGCTAGAGGAATCTCCTGAAAATACTTATAGTAGATCTATGGAGAAAGTAGATGTATGGGATAAAAAACATACTCAGGAAACTAGATTTTTTGAGATAGAAAGTAGGTTAGATAAAAAAGAGGGCAGAGATGTAGTAGTAGGGCATGCTGCAGTATTTAATTCTCTTTCTGAGGATCTTGGAGGATTTAGAGAGAAAATTATGCCTAATGCTTTTGATGATGTATTAGATAATGATGTAAGAGCTTATTTTAATCACGATCCTAATTATTTATTAGGGAGAGTATCTGCAGGAACTTTAAGGCTAGCAGTAGATGATAAAGGATTGAAGTATGAGCTAGATATTCCTAATACTACTGCAGGCAGAGATCTAAAAGAAAATTTAAAAAATGGAAATATTACTCAGAGCTCTTTTGCTTTTACTTTAGGAAAGGATGGAGATTCTTGGGAAAGATCTGAGGATGGATCTGATCTTAGAATTATAAATAAGGTAGATAGATTATATGATGTATCTCCTGTAAGCCTTCCTGCTTATCCTAGTGCTGATAATTTAGCTTTAGCAGTAAGATCTAATTTTATGGATAAAGAAAATAAAAGAAAAGAGGATGAAAAGAATTATGAATTGAATACATTATTAAACTTAAAAATTAATTTACTAAAAAGAAAAAAATGAAAAAATCAATAGAACTTAAGGAAACTCGTTCAGGTTTAGTAGATACTTTAGAAGCAATTAAAACTACTGCTGAAGGAGAATCTAGAAATTTGAATGAAGCTGAGGCTACTGAAGTAGATACTACTTTAGCTTCAATAGATGAATTAGATGTAAAAATAGAAAGAGCAGAAAAAATGGAGAAAGAATTAAGAACTGCAGCTTCAGTATCAGGAGTAAAAATAACTCCTCAAGCTGATAAAGATCTTAATAAGTTTACTTTTCAGGGAGCTTGCAGAGCAGCTTATACAGGTAAAGTAGATGGGATCTATAAAGAGATGCATGAGGAGGCAGTAAATGAATCTAGATATACAGGAAATAGTGTGAAAGGATATGGGATTCCTTCATCTATTTTAACTAGAGCATGGAGTACTTCATCTAGTAATGCTGAGGAAGTAATGAGCTTTACTGATCAATTAGAAAAAAATCTAGTTTTATCTAGTGCAGGAGCTAATACTTATTTCGGTATTAATGATATGAAATTCCCTGTATTTTCTGAAATAGCTTCTACTTGGGTATCTGAGGATGGAACTTCAGGAGCTGCTGCTTCTGCAGGATCTTTATCATCAGTAACTTTAACTCCTAAGAAATTAATCTCAGTAGTAAATATGACTGCAGAGAGTATGATGCAAAATCCTTCTTTAGAGGGAGCTCTTACTAGAAATATGGCTGCTCAAGTAGCTTCTGCTTTAGAGTATGCTTTACTTGATACAGGAGATGTATCTGATGCTCCTACTTCTATCTTTGCTGATGGTACTGCAGGCCCTACTACTATTACTGCTGCTGATTGGGTAGAGATGGAAACTGATGCTCTAGCTTTAGGAGTAAATAGAGAGGGATCTAGATTAGCTTACTTATTAGATATGGATGCTTATAAGAGTGTAAAAACTTTAGCTCAGGTAGCTTCAGTATCTCCTTTATGGGATAATGCTGATAGGAGATTAAATGGATACTATGCTTTTCAAAGTGGTAATGTAGCTGCTTCAGGTACTGCTAATAAAGCTCATGCTTTATTTGGAGATTTCTCTAAAGTACATATCGCACAATTTGGAGGCTTAGATATTTTATTTGATCCTTATACTAATGCAGCTTCAGGCTTGCCTAGAATGATTGTTACTTCTTTAGTTGATGGAGATGCTACGCAAAATTCATCTTTTATTAAATTAATTGAGGCATAATTTGTTTATAAAATTGGAAGGAAATTAGAGCAAAAAGCTCTTTTTTCCCTCCTTTTTTTAAAAATCTCTAAATGCTTTTTAAGGCTATTTAGAGGCTCTTTAAGAAAGATTAGTAATGTTAGTAAGTATTACTATTAAACATTCTAGAAAATAGAATAGAAGCAAATTACTAGATAAGAAAAAAATAGAAAAAAATGAAATATTTAGAAGTAGTATCTCATCATAATACGCAAGTAGTAAGCACTGCAGATCTTAAAAAACATCTCAGAATTACATTCAATAATGATGATACTTATATAGATGGATTAGAAAAAGCTGCAGTACAAAGGATAGAGGAATTTTGTAATATTTATTTATTAGAAACTACTCTCAGGCAGTATGGAAATAAATTTAAGGATCTAAATATTCTATTTAAAAGCCCTATAAAAAATGCAGCTTTTGATGTAAAGTATAAAAGTGGAGGAGCTTGGGTAGCTTTTACTTCCTCCTGCGAATTAGTACAACATATAAAGCCTCCTAGAATTTATGCTAATCCTGATTCTACTATTCCTAATACTGATGATATATTTCAGGCTTGGAGAGCTGATTATATAGTAGGATGGGCCTCTGCAGGAGATATTCCTCATCCTATTATACAGGCTATAAAAATAGTAGTAGCAGATATGTATGAGAATAGGCAGTCAGTAATTATAGGAAAGACTGCTACTGAAATTCCTAGAACTGCTCAATATTTAATGAATCCTTATAAAATTCAAACTCTATGATCTCAGTAGGTAATATGGATACTCCTATATATATACAAAAGCCTGAATTTTCTACTAATGCAAACTATGGAGGAGTACAGGCAGTATCTTGGGCTTCTCTTAATCCTGATATGGTTTGGGCTTATAGAGTATGGAAAGGAGGAGGAGAGAGAGAGGATGGAGATCAGATGATAGGAAATACTATAGTAGAATTTTATATTAGATATGAAACTTATGGAGAAACTTTACTCCCTTCATATAGAATAAAATATACATCAGGTACTCAAGCTGCTGAATATTATTATATAGATAAGATAGATCAGATAGATGGGAGAAATAAGATTATAAAGATAACTGCAACAAAAAAAGAAGCTAATTAATGAATTTACAGGCAGGCAAAGTATTGGGAAGCAGAGAGCTTCAAAAAGCTTTTAAAAAAATACCTTATGCAGTTAAGAGGAATAAACTTTGGTTAGCAGTTATGAGAAATGCTGCTAAGCCTATAATAGCTGCAGCTAGAGGAAATATAGATAATGATTCAGGAGATCTTAAAAAAAGTATAAAGGCTTTTAGTACTAGAGCTTCTAGGAGATTGCCTGCTTTATATGTAGGGCCTAAAGCTACAGGAGGATCAGCTAAAAAAAATTCACAAAGGGGAGGAGGATTTTATGGAGCTATGGTAGAGTATGGAACTGCTCATTCAGTAGGGAAGCCTTTTATGAGGCCTGCATGGGAAAATAAACAAACTCAGGCAGGAGATCTTTTATTAAATGGAGCTCAGGCTATAGTAGAAAAAATATTAGAAAGAGAAACTAAAGGATTAAAAAGAATTTATAGATAATGAGAACAGGAGCACTAATATATCCTTTGCTAGCTAATTTTGCAGGATTGACTGCTATAGTAGCTGCTAATAAGATCTTTGCACTAAGAGCTCAGCAGCCTACTAATGCTCCTTATATTACATATAGACAAATAAGCTCTCAGCCTACTAATACTAAAGGGGATAGTACTGATATAAATGCAGATCCTAGAATAAAGCAGAGATCTACTATAGATGTAAATACAATACAAGTATCCTGCTTTGCTGATACTTATTTAGAAGTAGAAAATATAGCAGTAGAAGTGAGAAAAGCTTTAGATAGAGAATGGGGAGCTGCAGATGCTCCTTATGCAGCAGATATAGAATTAGATTCCTGTATTTATGATAGTTGCGTTGATGATTTTGATGAGGATTTTGGAGCTAATGGAATTTATATAAAGCATCTAGATTTTACTTGCAGAGTAAATAGAATAGATATAAGTAATTAATTTAAAAAAAAGATTATGAAAATAGTATTAATAAAAGACTTTATTTCTCCTTCAGGTAGAGAATATAAAGAAGGATCTCAGTATGATTGCTGCAGAGCTACATATAAAAAACTTTTAGAGGATGGATTTTGTAAGCCTTTAAAGGGAGATAAAAAAGTAAAAAAATCAGTAAAAAAAATAGAAAAAATAGAGAAAAATGGCGACAATAAATAGTCAGAGGATAGGAGAAGCAGGAATAGTGCCTACTATGACAAATATAGAAGCATCTAATAATTTTCTGAATACAGGCTATCAATTTATATATTATAGAAACTCCTCAGGAGTATCTAAAACTATTACTATTACTACTCAAGTAACTTCTATCAGATCTCCTTTATATGGAAATATTACTAAAGATAATGCAGTAAAAGTAGTAGCAAATGGGGAGGATTGTATGATAGGCCCTTTCTCAGTAGATGCTTATAATGATAATGATGGATTAACTACTTTTGCTATTACTCCCTTTTCAGAAGCTGATGAGGTAGCAATTTTATACCTATAAGAAGTGGCTTTAAATGGAATAATAAATGGAGCTCAGATAGCAATATATCTAGATGCAGAAGTATCAGTATTATCTACTTCTTTATCTTGGAATATTGAGCATAAAACTAGATCTACTACTTGCAGAGAAGGGAATGCATGGAGTACTGCAGCTCCTTTTATGAGAGCATGGAGTGCAGATGTAGAAAATTTATTAGCTTTTAGGAATGCAGATGGGCAGCTTTATAATTCTCAAGCAGGGCAGATTTCAATAGATACAATAATAAAAGAGTATATTATACTGCAAAAGCCTGTAAATATCAAGATAAAGCCTAATCAAAATTTAGCTAATGGGAATAAGCAGTGGGTAGGGAGTGCCTATGTTACAAGTGTATCTGCAGATACTCCTAATGAGGATAATAGTACTTTTTCAGTAAGCTTAAAAGGAGCAGGATTGCTTAGATTAACTCAAACAGGCCCTATACAACATTGGGATGATGATATGCATCATCCTTTAGATTTTAATGATTTAGTACTATCATTCCCTTAAAAAAATACAGGAATAAGAATTGAAAACTATATAGAAAAAAAATTAATTAATTAAAAAAATAGAAAAAAAATGGCTACAAATAATGTAATAAATGGAACAAAATTTGGAGTATATGCAGCAGGCACTAAGATTGCCTATGCTACTTCAGCAAGTATAAGTATGAATCATAATCTAAGAGATACCTCTACTAAAGATTCAGGAGGATGGAGAGATCAATTAGAAGGGCAGAGAGATTGGGAAGTATCAGTAGAAGGAATGCTCATCTTTGTAGATGGATCAGGAGGAGCTATAGCAGGATTAACTATGGATGAATTATATTCTACTTATATAGCTACTAGAACTGAATTTACTTTAAAATTTTCTACTGATGTATCAGGAGATTATGAGTGGAGTGGGCAGGCTTTCTTAACTTCGTTAAGTGCTGATACTCCTAATGAGGATTCAAGTACATGGAGTGGATCTTTTTCAGGATCAGGAGTATTAACTCAGGCAGCAGTATAATTGTATAGAGAGAATCCTAGTAGCCTTTTTATTTCTTAAAGGGGTTGCTAGGAGGATCTCTTTTTTAATAACCTTTAAGAAAATAAATAATGAATTACGAAATAATAGAATTAGGAGGAAAAAAATTTCCTATCTTTTTTGGCTTTAATGGATTGAGGAAATATTGTGGAATGACAGGAACTTCCTTAACTAAGCTAATGAGGCTAGGAGATGATATGACTTTAGATCAGGCTTTGCATCTTGTCTTAGTAGGAATAGAGGAAGGATGTAGAAAATCAGGAGAAAACTTTAATCTTACTATAGATGAGCTAGGAGATATGTTAGATTCTGATATGTCAGGATTAGCTAGAGCTTTGGAAATATTTGGAGAGCAAATGGGCCAAAATGTAAAGCAGCCTAAAGAAGTAGGAAAAAAAAAGAGCAGAAAGAAGCTGAAGTAATAGATTTTACTTTTGATGATGTAGAGCAGATAGGCTTAGGAGAGCTAGGATTTACTATAGATCAGATCTATAATATGAATCCTAAAAACTTTTTAAATGCTCAGCTAGGCAGAAAGAGATTATATGATCAGGATCAGCAGGCCGAATGGGAGAGAGCTAGATGGATAGCTTGCGTAATAATTAATCCTCATTTGAAAAGAGCTATAGATCCTAAAAAATTAACTACTTTCCCATGGGAGAGAGTAGTAAGAAAAAATAAGAAAAAAGATATAGAGAAAATATTAAAAGAATCTCAGTATCAGGATAAGTTAAACGAACTAAGAAAAAAGAAAAAAGATGCCTAAAAAAGCCTTAGCCTCCTTAAATGTAGTAATAAATGCAGTAACAGGCCCATTATTTAAAGGCCTGAATAAAGCTTCTAAAAGACTTGCAGTCTTTGGAGCTAAAATGAAAACTATAGGGAGATCTATCTCTACTTCTTTTACTTTACCTTTTGCTGCTATTGGAGTAGCAGGAGCTAAAATGGCTATTGACTTTCAGAAAAATATGACTAAGATTAATACCTTAGTAGGTATTTCAGCTTCTGAAGTAAATAAAATGCAGGGAGAAGTAATGAAGCTATCAGGAGCTACTGCTCAAGCTCCTGCAGATCTAGCTGATGGATTATTCTTTTTAACTTCTGCAGGATTAAGAGGAGCTAATGCTATGCAAACTTTAGAGAGTGTATCTAAAGGGGTAGCAATAGGCTTAGGAGAGCAAACTGATCTAGCTAAAGTAGCTGCTGCTGCTCAGAATGCTTATGGAGCTGATACTATTACTGCTTCAAAGGCTTTGGATGTATTTGGAATGAGTGTTCAGCAGGGAATGTTTGAAGCTTCAGATCTTGCTGAGGTATTAGGTACTCAGTTAGGGCTTGCATCTAGTTTAGGAATATCTTTTGAGGAAACTAATGCTTTCATAGCTACTTATACTAAAACTACAGGAGATGCTAAAAGTGCTTCTACAAGTTTTGGAGGTGTTATGATGGCTTTAGCTAAAACTACTCCTCAGATGGAAAGAGCTCTGAATCAGGTAGGAATGACAGGAGATTCAGTAAGAGCTAGCTTAGGAGAAAATGGATTAAGGCAGACACTTATAGATATAAAAGCTGCTTTTGAAGCTCAGGGAGTGCCTTTAACTCAATTTTTTAGCAAGTCGCAAGCTTTAAAGGGTGTACTAGGAGTATTAGGGAATCAAACTGAAACTTATGGAGAAGTACTAGAAGGAATGCATAATTCAGTAGGTATGGTAGATGATGGATTTAATACCTTAGAAAATACTGCAGGCTTTAAAATGCAGAAGGCCTTTACTAATCTAAAGAATGCTGCTATGGAGCTAGGAGCTATGCTTATGCCTATATTTACTGCTATAGTAGATGGAGCAGTAAAATTAGGATCTGCTTTTACTGAATTAGATGGAGGTACTAAAAAATTATTAGTAGGAGCTGCAGCTCTTTTTGCTTTCTCAGGGCCTTTAATGACTTTAGCAGGAGGATTAGTATCTGCTATAGGAGCAATACTTTCTCCTGTAGGATTAGTAGTAATAGCTTTAGGATTAATATTTAAAGTTATCTATGATAATTGGGCTAGCGTTAGAAAAACTTTAGTAGATTTTATTAATTATTTTATAGATCTTTATAATGAATCTATAGGATTTAGAACTATAGTAGAAGGCTTTAAAGCAGTATTTCTAGGAGCATGGGCTACTGCTAAATTCTTTATAAAGTCAGCTATTCAAGCTTTCAAAAATTTTGGAAATTTCTTTAAGGAAATATTTGGTAGTATAGGAGATATAATAAAAGGAGTATTTACTTTAGATACTGATCTGATAAAATCAGGGATAAAAGACTTAGGGAAAGGAGTAAAAAAGACTTTTACTAAAGATATGGATGATATTAAGTCAGAGTATAATGATACTATGACTGAAATAGGAGAAGGCTTCTCAGCAGGAGTAAATAGAACTGATAAAGTAGAATTCATTACTGAGGAGGATGTTCAGAGAAATGTAGATAATGTAAACGGGTGGCTGCAGGATAAAATGGGTAAAGCAAAAAATGCTATTCAGGGATTAATAGGAGGAGGTAGTTTAGGAGTGCCTGATTCAGGAGGAGATCCTGTAGATCCTACTTCAGGAGGAGGAGATGATGGTACTAAAGATCTAGAAAAAACTATTCAAAAGAAAAAATCTATTTTGCAGAGCTATTTAGATTGGGCTAAAACAGGATATGAAGGCTTTGCTGATAAAGTAGGAGAGGTATGGGATTCTATTGCTAATGTAGCAGGATCAGTATTAAGTGGAATATCTAATTTATGGGCTGCAGAAGCAGAAAAGCAAAATCAGATTTTAGCTAATGAGGAAACTGAAAAGCAGACTGCTTTAGATCAGGATTTTGCTAGGCAGGAAGCTATCATAGAGAATTCTACTATGAATCAGGCTAAAAAAGATGAGGCTCTTACTAAATTAAAGGAAAAATTTGATGAAAAGCAGGGAGCTTTAGATAAGAAAATGGATGATAAAAAGAAGGCTTTACAAAAGAAGCAGGCTATAAGAGATAAGCAGATGAAAATAGCTTCAGCTATTATGAGTACTGCTCAAGCAGTAGTACAGGCTTTAACTGCAGGCCCTATAGCAGGCCCTATATTAGCAGGAATAGTAGGGGGATTAGGAGCTGCTCAGATAGCAGCTATAGCTTCTACTCCTATTCCTTTAGCAAAAGGAGGATTAGCTTTTGGGCCTACTAATGCAATAGTAGGAGATAATCCTAATGCAGCTAATGATCCTGAGGTAGTAGCTCCTTTATCTAAGCTTAAAGGGATGTTAGGAGGGGAGATGAATGTTTCTCTAAATGTAGGAGGAGTATTAAAAGGATCTGATATTTTCTTAGCTAATGAAGCTGATACTGAAGCTAGAGAAAGATATATATAATATAAAAAAGAAAAAAAGTGGCTTTTATAAATACTTATAATTTTAAATTTAAAAGTAATGCAGATATAGTATATCTAGTAGAATTTTGGGATCAGGGAGCTAATGCAGGATCTTTTGCAGGATTAGAAGGAACTTTAGGAAAAAATGCAGCTAAGATAGCTTTTGGATCTGAAGGGAGTAAAATGTATGCTCCCCTAAAAGCTTCTACTTGTACTATAGATTTTATGGTAACGGATATAAAATCAGCACTTTATATAAGAAATCTAAAAAATGAAAGGCAGGAGAGAGATGTTTATGTATATGTATATGCTACTACTAATGGATTAAAAAAAGCAGCTCCTATTTTTGCAGGCTATATATTAGTAGATCTATCAGATGATCCTGATCAAGCAGTACCTTATGGAGTAAATATTAAGGCAGTAGATGGATTAGCTGCTTTAAAATATTATGATTTTATTCCTTCTACTACTCCCCAAAATCCTGATCATCTATACGAAAAAGCAGATACTTATGTAGCTACTACTTTTCCTCTAAAAGATACTTTTATTCAGCAAATAAGAAGGATTCTAGAATATTCAGGATATGCTTCTACTCCTAAAGGAGTGAATAGAGATGCAGAGATACAGACTTCTCTAAATTGGTATAATGGAAATATGGTAAATAGTACTAGCTGCCCTTTAGGAATGAGTAGAGTATCAGCTATGCAGTTTTATAATAAAGAAGGAGATACAGGAAATATAAAATATAAGCCCTTAACTTGCTATGATGCTCTAGTAGCAATTTGTAAAACTTGGGGAATGAGATGCTTTGTATGGGATAATACTTTTTATTTCATTCAGATTAATATGTACTCTAAAAATAATGCAGGAAATATAGCTAATACTACTAATATTCCTTATCATAGATGGGAAATTGCTATAGGAGGAGCATATTTAGGATCAGGAGAAAAATTGGATATAGATTGGGGAAAATATTTTATTCCTGTTCATCTTTCGCAAATTAATAAAAAATTAGAAGGATCTCAGTATGGAGTACTTCCTGCCTATAAGAAAGTAACTATAGATTTTATGAATGTATCTAATATAAACTACTTTCAGGCTTTCCCTTTGCCTCCTAATCCGTGGCCTACTGCTGCAGGATCAGGAGGATATGTAGCTTATGAGCCTATAGGGGTTTTTACTTTTGATGGAATAAACTCTCAGACTTTTTATCAGGAAATTTGGCTTCAGTTTATTAATAATTCAGGTACTACTATAAGATATGAATTTGGATGGACTATTCAAGTACAGCCTGTAGGATCAGGAGGAGTATGGTACTCTTTAGGGTTTTATAATTGGCCTACTATTCCTCAGGCTGAATGGTTTACTACTTCAGGAGCTCCTTTATATAATACTTACTATGGATATGGAGATTTGAATATTCCTACAGGAACTTCATCTCATAATGCTACTCAGACTAATTCTCCTTTTGCTTCAGGTATTCCTTATATAGTATGTGATCCTGCCTTTTTTACTGCAGGAGATTGGGAATTCAGATATAAAATAGCAGGAG